AGTCCTGCTTGAAGGTGTTGGCACCTGGGGTTCCCAGGACAGAAACCTCATCCTCTTTCTTCAAGCGTTTGACCAGTTGACGCATGGCGTAGGTGTCCCAGAAACCCTCGCACAGATAGATGGGCCCTTTGTCCAACAGGTTGGATAGACCGATCAAGTGGACGCTTAGGCCGGGTGAGGAGATGATTTTCTGCTTGTCCCCCTGAAACAGAACGTGTAGGTTGACCATCCGGCCTTCCTGATTGCAGACAGGGAAGAGCCAGTTGCCTTCGTCCTTTGCAAGTCCTTGGTCTTGGAAGGTACGGGCGGATAGCTTTCTCCACCTGGCCAGTTCGTTGTAGTCGGCCATGGTGGTATTACGTAGACAGGATTCGTGGAGTTGGGAGATGAACGTGTAAGCATTGCCGGAACCACCATGTGACTTACAGTCCCACTGCCCGGTTTGCTCGTTGACGTAGAAGTGGTTTTCCTTTCCGCAAAAAGGGCAGGTACCGACTGCTTGGCCGGTACCTTCGTGACTTTCGAGATGAATCCCGAAGAATGAAAAGAGACGCAACTTTTTACTGGCCATCTGGAACCTCCTTTGCGTCCATCCAGTTGGTTGTGACGATCTTGAACGAGACGGGAGTTTTGATCCCCATCCTGGCACCTTCAAATTCCATTCGCTCCTTGATGAATTTGATTAGCCCCTTCGACTTGCGGTAGCGGTTGGGAACCTCGAAGATCAACTCATCATGGATGTTGTTGATGATTTCCACACCGGGGAAGCGTCTGGTGCCCAGCCCATCATAGAAGAGGGCGAGCATGGCCTTCTTCACGATTTGACCGGCAGTCCCTTGGATTACGTAGTCAACCGCTTTATACGTTCGATCCCCTCCGACTGCAAGGGGATAGCCATCAGCCGTGTAGACAACCCCATCCGCTTCAGCTTGGTTGATAGTCCTCCGGACAAACCTGGCAATGTCCGTGTAGGCTTGGCGGAATAGATCACCAATGTTTTCTACACCTGTCATGGCTTGGAGTTTTGCTTTCCCAGCACCATAGACGATAGCAAAGTTGGCATTCTTGGCGGCCTTCCGAGTAATCCCGCAAAGGTCTGCCGTCCATTGATGAATGTCAGCCCCAGCCTCAAAGGCTTCCAACATGTTGGGCTCGTCTGCCATGACGGACAGGATTCTGAGTTCCAACTGGCTGTAGTCAACACAGTACCAAAAGGTTCCCTGAATGGGACGGAACGCCTTACGTAGAGGTAACTCCGCACGGACCCCAACATTCTGTGGATTGGGGTTGGACCCGGAGAACCGTGTGGTTTTCGTTCCCGTCTGATTTAGGGATGGGTGAAGACGGCAGGCTTGGTCTTCATGGGCCCTGGCTGAGTCCATGTAGCCTTGCAGATACTTCATCCCCGTTTCCGCCTTGCGACTTGCATAGAGGGCATCGAGCAGATTCTTTTGTTTGCGGGTTAGGTCATGTTCCCGAAGCAATTCCAAGGTCTCTGCATCTGTTGAAAGTTGCCCCTTGGGTGTGCGTTTGACGGACGGAAAACCATACTTCTCATACATTAAGATCCGAAGTTGATAGGATGATTGTGGATTGAATTCCGGAAGACCATGTTCCTTCGCCCTTTTCTGGAGGAAAGTATGGTACTGTCTTTTCCTACCATTCAAGTCAATACAGAGTCGGGCTGTCCCATCCATGTCCAGTGGTAATCCAATGGCTTCCATGCGAAGCAAAAGGGGTTGGAGTAGGAGATGGTTTCGGTAGTGCTCGAAGTCCCGATCAAAGCTGCCAGCCTTAGACCAGCTATTGAGATGTTTCCACAGATGTTTCCAGAGTCTAATTGTCCGGACCACATCTGCAATCCCGTACCGCAGTGTCTTGTCCTCCAAGGGTTTCAAGTGTGGGTTCAGTGCCTTTGGCATCCATGAGTCCCATTGGGTGACCTCACCTAAAGGCCAAGGTGGGTGTTGTTTGCTTGCCTGCCGTCTTGCCCTCCGGATTTCGTCCATCATGTCTTCCTGATCCGTTGGAAGCATCCCGAGGTACTTGATGGCAAGGTCTTTCAGCCCTATGGCATCTGACGAATTGAGGACATGGGCGAGACAAATGGTGTCTTCGACGTGGTGCCCGAAGGGAAGGAACTGGCCCTGCTCTATGGCGTCCTTAGACCATTGCTTGACTTGCTTCAACCATTTGGTGTATGGGATGAAGGTGAGGAACAGGGCCAAAAGATCGAATTTGGCATTGTGGAATATCCAAGGGTCGTATTTGTTGAGGGTGACAAGCATTCGTTTGACTTCCCCACTTGAATACTCTACTTGCCTTGTCAGTGGATTGACGGGCCACTGCCAGGAATAGACTTTCTCGTCTTCATCGCAGGCAGTGACCATGAAGGCCCGGTGACCGGAATGGAGAAGGGTCCCGGTAGTCTCCGTATCAATCGCTATGGATTTAGGGTTTCGCATGTGAACACCTCATTTCTCAGGGCTTCGATAAGCCAACGTACAGTAGGCACAGGAAGCTCAACACGGACAATACCATCTGATGATTGTATCTCCTCGTTCGTCGGAAGACCTACAACAAATGCTGATTGATTGAGTGGGAGATTGATAACAATCTTTGGTGGAAGGATCGTGTTCACAGGAACACTATGCCCAACCGAGATGTACTTTCGCTTTTCGTCTGACATGGTAAGATCCTTTCTGTTGGAGTGTGAAAACCGTTCCTTTCCACTCCGTTCCATTCCCCTCCCGTCCAATCCCGTCCCCTCCTTTCCATTCCAATCCAGTCTTCTCCGCTCCAGTACGCTCCTTTCCATTGAATGGATGATAAGGACAACCATTCCAGTCCAATCCTCTCCCCTCCTCTCCTGTCCTTTTCAGTCCAATCCAGTCCTTTCCGGTCCCATCCATTCCGTTGTGGATGATGAGGACGCCATTGCGTTCCGAATCCTTTCCGCTCCAGTCCTCTCCCGTCCGGTCCTCTCCTGTCCAATCCTCTCCCATCCCCTCCATTCCGTTCCGATCCATTGAATGGATGATGAGGACAACCGTTCCAGTCCACTCCTCTTCAATCCCTTCCCGTCCAGTCCAATCCCCTCCTATCCCTTCCCGTCCATTGAATGGATGATGAGGACGCCATTGCGTTCCTTTCCGGTCCTTTCCTATCCTCTCCCGTCCCGTCCTTGCCTTTCCGCTCCTTTCCGGTCCTTTGTTTACGTCTTACTCTCCTATCGGAGCAAGCAGGCGATAGTTGGTGTAGACCCTGCCGTCATTGGAGGGCGTCTTGACGGCCATGAACCTGATTTCATCGTCACTGGACCCCAGTTCCCTCGCGATTTCAGGAAGCTGTTCCAGTTCGATTTCCATCGGGTTGTACCCAAGGGTCGTGAGTGCCTGCCCAAGGATTCGGAAATCCACTTCGGTCGACAGCCGGAAGGGAATCTCAAAGTCCCTGCCCTTGAAGTCATCGGTTCCGTCCACGATGGTTTCCACGCCGTCCTCATCGACGGTCAACGCTGCGGAGGTCAGCTTGCAGGAAATGCAAAAGGCGTTCTGCCCGAACCTTTTCTTGATCCCGCCACTTGACAGACGACCAGTGTACTCGCCGGCAGGCAGATCATTGCCCATCCGGTTCATCTTCCACTGCTCGGCCAGTTGGGCATCCGGTACCCAGTCGTTGGAAGAACCCATCGAGCCTGTCTGGCTTCGATGCACTCCACCCTTCTTCGACTTGGTACTTTTCTTGGTGCTCTTCTTACTGGACTTCTTACGGGTTGCCATGGCAACTTCTCCCTAGATTGAGAAACATTGTGTTACAACGACGTTACGCGAGTAGCTACTCTGCCTCTACTCTTCCTCTTCGTCTTCCTCTTCGTCTTCCTCGGGTTCTTCCTCCTCTATAAAGCCGTACATCTTGTTGTTGTACCCGGCCAGGAGATCCTGATAAGCGTGCTTTGGTGTTTGGGATGACACCATGAACTCGATTAACGGATTTCCATCGGGGTCCAGAAAATGGTCAACGGGACCTGGCGATGCGTAGAGCAAGTTGGTTCCACGCACCGTGATTGACCTTTCCCCCTTCCGATAGTAATAGAAGAGGACAAGATCGCAGATGTCTTTCATCAGATCCCAGGCAGCCACACACCCAGGTTCCCACTCGTCAAAGGCGTCCCCATCCCGTGGTGTGATGGTAACCTTTTTGTAGTGAGAAGTAAAGATCATTGGGCAGCCGGACGTGAGAAGGGCTTCGTAGGTTGTGGCAAGCTCTTCTTTGGCTTCCGCCCAAAAAGCCATTCGCTGGTTGCCAGGGAGATCGTTGACCTTTTTGATCCCCCACTGCCTACGCATCCATTCCACACAACTCTTCCAGGCCCGGTCGATGGTGTCCGTTGCAATAGGCCGTGGGTTGTCCAGAAGAATCTCCACGTATTGCAACCACCGTTCCCAGTTCAATGGGGGTTCGCCAGGTCTTGGAGTTTGCTTTGCCCGGACGTTACGCCGTCTGGGTTCCCATTGGAAGATCGTGTAGCTCTGCCCATCCGCAGTACGCCATTGGGCACACATGCTTGTCTTCCCCACACCTTTCTTCCCGTAGAGGAAGACAGTGTAATCGTCAATGTTTGGCGGTGGGTCCGCCTCTTTCTGGGGAAGAACAATACGATCATCCGTCTTGGGTGCCGCTGCCTTCTTTCGAGTTCCCTT